CTCGTTGCATTGCTTCCCATTCTGCACTAAACAGTCTGGTTGAACTTGGGTCTAAACCTGCTTGTTCTAACAGGTCGTCTCTAATGTTTTGTCCACGCTTCTCTAAGTTAAGAACACGTGTAAAGCTGTTATTGATTGCCGCAGTGTAATACGCAAATGGGTTCTGACTCTTAGCTTCATTAAACTGCAACCCAATTTGTGTTAGTTGTAGTAGTGCTTGTCCACGCATTTCATCTACGTATGTGTATCCACGCCAGTTGCCGCGCATACTGTAGCGTTCGCATAACTTGATATACATGCTTGCTAACCGGTTGTTTGTTTTACCATGTTCAACGCTAAAGTGACCGTTGTCCAACCCACCCTGCCAATGACTACGTGCAACTTCTGTTAGTTCACCGTCGACAACTGCGATGTGTTTGTATGGAGGAAAATTGCATTTGGAATAGTTATCAGCTTCAGTTTTTGGATTAGTCTTGCGTTTTTCTTCTGGGATATGTTGAAATGTCATAAGTCTAAAAACAACATCAGTATCAGCAATAGATTCTACATCCCCCGCATAGTCAGCTGAACGTGGCTTTGTCTTTTTACCTGACAATCCCTTTTCCCATGCTATTACTCCAGCATCATAAGCAAGTTTTTGCAATCTTGCGGCACGATTCTCTTTTGCAAGCTGCATCAATTCAGGAGTAATTTCATCTGTTGATACAATGATGTAATCATAGTTATAGTATTTCTCATCTTTAACCCAACAGTAGCTCATTTTACTTTTATGTATTTCTTTTAATAGTTCTTTATTGGAAAGGTAGTGTGTAGTTGATCTTGCCATAAATTATGGTTCTCCTAATAACTTTCAATATAACATTGGCACACGCATAAGTCAACCGGTATTTTTTAAGACTAAATACAATATACAGGAGAACTCAGATGCGCTATCATGACCTTATAACTGAAAGTAAAACTAACAACGTCACCGTATTTTACGGTGGACGATTCCAGCCTATGCACCAAGGACACTTTTCGTTGTACAAAAAGCTGGTGTCGCGCTTTGGCGCTGACAATGTATTTATAGCTACAACTTTTAGCAAGGATGCGCAAAAACAACATCTAGCAGGCGACTATAGTAAGAATCCTTTTAGTTTTGATGAGAAGAAAGCAATCATTAGTAAGATGTTTGGCATTCCAGTAAATCATATCCTAAACACTAGTCCATATCGCCCAAGTGTAGAACTAGCAGGACGCAAGCCAAATGAAACTGCGGTTGTGTTAGCGTTTAGTGAAAAAGATGACGATCGTTTGATGAGCGGCGGCGCACTTGCTCCTTTGCCTGACGCAGCAGATGAATTACAAGCTGCTGATGAAAATCGCGTATACTTTGTAAAAATGCCAGTTGAAGCAGGAGGCATGAGCGCAACAGACTTCCGCAACACAATGGCTAGTGATGCAGATCCAAAAAAGAAAGCGCAAGTTTTCCAACAGTTTTTTGGCAAGTTCGACCAAGAGATTTTTAACTTTATTGAAGGTAGATTGAAACAATGAGTAGTGGCGTAGAAAGTAGCCAAAAAGTAAGATTACTTGCGCCGGGATTTTCTGGCTTTGGTGGTATCTTGGCACCACTGCGAAGTCAACAGGGGGTTATATTTCCTTATACACCAACTATACAAATTGGGCATAGTGTTAACTACGGTACGTATGATATGACGCACAGTGTATATCAACAAAACTACTTTATAAGTACAAACAACCCTACCATCAGTTTAACTGGTACATTTACTGCACAAACAGAAGCAGAGGCAAAATACAGTGCAGCGGCGCTACACTTCTTCAAAGCTGCTACTAAGCCAGAGTTTGGTACTCGTACATCTAATCCAGGGGTACCTCCAAGTGTGCTAGTGTTTAGTGCGTATGGTACTCTACATGCAAATAATGTTCCTGTCATTATAAAGAACTTTAGTTATACACTGCCAGAAGACAGTGATTACGTCACGCTAGCTGTACCTGGCGGTAAGTCTACCATTCCTAGTATCTTTATTGTCAGTTTAGAATTGACACCGCAATATACCCCTACTAAAGTTAGAACATCATTCAGCGCAGATGGGTATAAAAGCGGTTATAACTTGAAAGGTTGGATTTAATGGCAACTGAATATAGACCAGACAGTAATTATCGAATTACACCCATTGTCAATAACAAATACTTGGACATATACACTTCTCCAATTATTAATACATCTGATTTTGAGACAACAAATATTATAATAGAAAACAAATTTAATAATAGACCTGACTTACTCGCCTACAACTTGTACGGAAATTCAAAACTATGGTGGGTATTTGCAGAGTTTAATCCTGATACACTTATAGATCCAATTATTGATTTTGTAGGTGGTATGAAGATAACAGTACCGACAAGGTTTGGATAATGACAACTTTAGATAACTGGATGTCCGGTGTGGACAGTCCTACATACAATTTTGCATTATATGCTGTCACGGCAGAAGTGTCTGACAGCCCAATGACGTATCTAACCAACGATCAAGGCGCACTAGCTACCAGAAAAGCCATACTTATAGCAAAGTCAGGTGTTACTACTTCATATCTAATTGACAATGTGGTGCTTAATAGTATGCTAGTCAGTAATGATGCGGCAACCGCAGTACAAACAAGCATTATTGATTTTGACTTAACAGAACCACTGGGGTTTGAGTTAGCAGACCGTCTTTTACGTTACAGTAATACTCTGAATGCAAGTTCGATGCAAAATATATTATTTGTATTACGTTTGGAATTTAAAGGAAGAACATCAGGATCAAGTGCGCCGGCCACCTATCCTGGAAAATTTTTCTACCCATTTAGACTGACCGGTCTGACTGCAACAGTTGGTCCAGAAGGGGCTCGTTATCATATAACTGGAAACCTAAACAACAGAGTTGCAGTAGAACGTGCAATAACAACAACTGATATAAATTTTAGTGCTAGAACTGTTGGCAATTTTCTAAGTAATTTAGAAAGTACGTTGAATCAACACGAAAGAAACATACGTGTTACTGAAGCTTCACAACAGGCAGACCCTCAAAAAATACACAGGATTGTAATAGACTCTTCTATGACAAGCCTTTTACCAACACTATTGCGTGGGGTGTCGGAGAACTCAGATGGAACGGCCAATACGTCAAATCTTGAAAAAGCGTTTACTATTGGTCCCAATGCTAACGTAGCAAATTTTATTAAAGAAACATTGACCAAGGAATCTGTTGGATATCAAGAAATGTTTGATGCAGTACAAGCAGAAGGTAGACCAACTGACCCGCTCCCATATGTACGAGTTAACTTGGATATTCAATATGAAGACGACCGCACGGATTCTAATACAAATCAAAGAAAAGAAATATTAGTATACACCGTTATATTATTTAGATCATTTGAAGTTTTACCAGATACCAATCCAGCGGCCGAGACAGCGTTTAGGCAGGACCCTATACGACAAAATATACTTCTAAGTAACATGTCTGAAATGATTAAAAAAAGATATGATTACTTGTTCACTAGTATGAATACTGAAATATTAAATGTTGATCTATCATATGATTTGAATTATTTTAATGCACTGAAACCGTCACGTGGCGAGGGTTACACTGACGCTAGCCAAGACTTTCAGCCACAAACGACATCTACAGAAAACCCATTTGCAGCATTAGCAGGATTTTTGGGAAATTCAGTATTGCGCCCACTGGTAGGAACAATAGCACCAGTTTACGATTACACAGGCGCAAGTTCGACACGACAGCGTGTATCTGAAACGACGGGGTCTACTGATGCTGCTAGGTTGCAAGAAGAATCTGAAAACCAAGCATTGTTGAACAGTACTTTTATGACTTTTGATATGACAATCAAAGGTGATCCTTTTTGGATGGGATTACCTGGAACAGTCGACGGCGGGCAGCCATCTATTACTAATAGTAGACTCGGTGCTACCCAAGACAGCCTTATCATATTTTTAAATTATCTACCACATGAATCAGTTGCAGCTACAATTGGACAACATCGTGGAAGATTGGACATAGCTACTAGCGGAGTATACAGAGTTTCAAGGATCGTTTCAAGATTTCAAAATGGAAAATTTACACAGGTTTTGACAAGCAATAAAGAAACACAGTTGACTACAGAGATAGTAAAAAATAGATTGATGGGATTTAGATAATGGCAACAAGAACAGGTAACGTAACACCAACGCCCCGTGGAGTTGCACCAAGTACAAATGTTTTAAACGGCATGTATACTGCTACAGTTGTTAACAATGAAGATGTAAACAATACAGGACGCATAACTGTTAGAATAGGTGAATTTGGCTCACTTGATTCTGCTCCTACTGAGCATACTATTCTTTTGGTGACCCCAATGGGAGGACAGACAGGTCAAAAAAATACATCACAAGACGTCGAAGATGCTGGATCATCAACATCAAGTTTTGGTATGTGGCCACAGCCACCTGCGCCTGGCACAAACGTAGTTGTACAGTTTAGCCCTAGTATGCCGCAGGGTGTATTGATGGGAGGGCTAATTTCTGCCCCAACTAATCATAATATGGGCGGCAATGCAAGTGGTGAAAACAAGGACGGTGAATTAGGGCCAGTAGCTGAACAAAACCCACACGACACTGATCCACAAACAAAGCCAGCTGATAGCGCACGTGCAGCACAGTTGACAGAACAAGGTCTTGAAGGTGATTATGTACGTGGTCACAGCATGAGTAGTGCTAGACGTGAAAGTCCAAGTAAAGTAATGGGCATCACAACTGCCGGCGGCGCAGTACTAACAATGGATGACGGCGCAGCTGATGGCAGTGGTAGTCAGAACATTCGTATACGCACACCTGGTGGTGGACAAATACTTATTGACGACAGTACTGGTATTATTTTTATTACTAACCAAGGCGGTAGCACACATATTGAAATGAACGCAGCTGGCTGCATTGACATTTATAGTGAGAATAGCTTTAGTGTTGCATCAGCACAGGATATTAATTTCCATGCGCAAGGCAATATCAATATGCAAGCAGACCAAGGCATTAACATTCAGGCGGGTGGTGACGGCATACGTGCTGCAACTGATGGTCCTCTGCACATGAATTCAGTTGGAGTTGCTAACGTACAAAGTGATGCTTCACTAAGTTTAAAAGCAACTAGTGCTATTAAAATGACAGCGCCAACAGTTAACTCAAACAGTGGCGCTAGTGCTGATGCTGCTGAAAAGCCAACGCCAAATGGCCTAGTAGAAAACAGCGGCGTTTCACAAAGTGCTGCAAGTCGTGTACCAGAACGCCATCCATGGAACGGTGTACCAGGTGTACAGGAATCATTTACAACAGGATCAGGGAAAGCAGTATAATGCCAAATTACGTAGTTAGACCCACAACCGTTACCGCAGATATGCTAAAGGACTTTAGCATATATCCTGTGACTGATGAAACAGCCGTTAATGAGTTAAAAGAATTTCGAACATTAGAAGCAAGCCCACTTCTACTTAATTTTGCGTTACGACAGTATAAGTGGATACCCTACCAGTATACTGATGCTGACGGAGTTAAGCGTATTGGTTATAATACAACAAAAGGTAACGACGGTGCAGGTCTAACTGAAACACGGTCATATAGCTATTGGTTGGAAGATTTTAAAAACAAAGAAAGACGATTTAAGAGTTTGTTTCCACTTGACAGTATGACGCAATCACAGTATGATGCTATGGTAAGCCTTCATTACTTTACGGGAAGATTTGAATATGTAGGAACAGACATATGTAAATATGATCTCAGAGACTACATTAAAGAACGCAAGTGGGATTATATCGCAACAGCATTTATTTACAATGGTGCTGATCGCATGAGAACACAAGCAGAAGCAAAGATAATGATGCTTGGGAATTATGGAAGATACACCGACAGAAGTTTATTAAAGGAACGTGGACTACAGTTAATCAGAGGAAATTATCCAAATAGAATCAAAGATTCAATCGCAAAGCAACAAGCTGAATACATATATTACGTAGAGACGCGACGATTCTTATCAGGATTAACACAGGCACGAAAACGGCAGATAGTAGATCAAGAGAAACGGACAAGTTAAGGAAAATGAAATGGCCAGGGTGTTATTATTAAATGCAGATGCACAACCACTAAGTCTATTACCCCTGAGCACCATTAGCTGGCAGAATGCAGTAAAGTCTTATTTCCAAGATAAGGTAAAAATACTTCACAGTTACGATCATGTACTACATGCTGCACGGTTTGAAATGCAAATGCCCAGCGTTGTCATAATGACCGATTATCAGAAATCTCCAATGACTGCCAAATTCACACGCAAAAACTTGTATTTGCGAGACAGTAACCAATGTCAGTATTGTGGTAAAAGATTTAACTCAGGTGACTTAACAATTGACCATGTGATACCACGTGCATTGGGCGGACGTACTACTTGGATGAACACTGTTAGTGCATGTATGCCGTGTAATAGTAAAAAAGGTAAGT